TAATGAGGATGAAGAGGAGACAAAGCATTGAACAAGTTTACTACGGGTGATGGGTCGTGGCAAAAGCGGTTGGACGCAGGCCGCTGTCCCAAGTGTGAGGGGCAGATTGTTACGCAGTTAGTGCCTAATGTTAAGAAGGTGTGTGAGATCTGTGAGCTGACTATAATTGACAGCAGCAAATCATCTGATAAAATAAAAGATGATACCATGCCATCTGAATGGGAGGCGGATATGTTTGAAACAAGGCTGATGCCAACAGAGGATCAGATAATTTCTGACCAGCTTACTAAGCCTGCGATTGAGTGGAGTGAAGCAATAACAGTGCTCGAAAGTCTGGTTCGTGACCGGCTAGAGTACATGGCTGACTACCCACGCGATTACACTGATGATGATCATGTTTATTTGGAGGCTGTATGGAACAGGATCTTGAGGGGATAAACCGTATCGTCAGGATACTTGACGAGGAACTCACAGAGTTGCAGACTGCGGGTCTATACCGTGAAGCCGAGCGCACACGCAAAAGACTTGAGACCTATCTCGACATGCGGGATATGGCGCACCAACAACAGGAGTTCCCCGATCGTGTCAGAAGATATGAAGGACAGTAACGTAGTTTATCTTAACAAGCATTTACGTTTGTTGTCAGAGCCAGTGCCCGCAGTTTGTGAGATCGCTGGTGAGTTGATGCAGGACGTAGTTATCCTAGGCACTGCCAAGGATGGGACGATTAAAATGATGACTACGCAGGGTGATGTAGCGGACATTCTATTTTATTTGGAGTCTGCAAAGTTTGCGATTATGCAAGGAGAGGATTTTGACGGTGACTGAATTATCAACAGACTCGCAGCAGATGCTGGATATTGTAGATCAGTATGAGCGGGGCGACTTGAATATGGACGAAGCAATTGTAAAGATCTCTGATCTGGCGCCCATCGGGGACAGCAGGATCGAAGAGTTATTGCTTGGTGTTGAGAGGGAAAATGTCTTGAAGTTCCCAGAGCCGAGGTTCGAGGAAGTAGAAGAACCGGAAGAAGAAGACGAAGCTTGCAGCAAGTATATCTTTTCTTTCTCAGCGGATTTTGATTTAGACGACCCAGCATAGCATACCTTGTAGACGAAGGGGTTTATCTACAAGGTTTGGAGGAGAGTATGAAATTTAATTACAAGACAAAGCCGTATGAACACCAGCATGAGGCGTTAGTCCGCAGTCATGACAGGGTGAACTACGCTTACTTTATGGAGATGGGCTGTGGTAAATCAAAGGTACTCATCGACAATCTTGCGTGGCTACATTCACAAAAGAAGATTGATACAGCGGTCATCGTTGCACCCAAAGGTGTGTACCGCAACTGGCAGATATCTGAAATACCTGCTCATTTACCAGAAGACATTGAGTATGAGGTTTATGTTTGGAATCCGAACCCAAACAAGAGTCAGAAAGACCACCTCTCGAAAGGTGTATCGGAGCGTGAGAAGCTCCGCATCCTCCTTGTTAATGTTGAAGGGTTCGCAACTAGTAAGGTACGAAAATTCTTGGAAGTGTTCCTTCGCGGATCGACGTTTCTACTTGCGATTGATGAGTCAACAACTATTAAGAACCCAAAAGCCAAGAGGACTAAGGCTTTGGTGGAAGTTGGTAAGAGTGCATCGTTTCGTCGTATCCTCACCGGATCGCCCGTTACAAAATCGCCAATGGATCTTTACTCGCAGTGCGGATTTATGTCCAAGAGACTGCTTGGACATGACTCTTTCTACTCATTCCAAGGGCGATACGCAATCACAAGAACTCAGCGGATGGGCAGTCACAGTTTTCAGCAAGTTGTGGGATACAGAAATCTTGAGGAGCTTTCTACCAAGCTGGATCATTTCTCGTATCGCGTAACTAAAGAAGACGCGCTTGACTTGCCAGACAAGGTGTACACCATTCGTCATGTCGCTCTGACTGATGAGCAGATCAGGCACTACATGTCCCTAAAGAATGCAGCCATCGCCCTTCTTGACAACGGTGAGCTAGTGTCTGCCCCGGCGGTGATGACACAATTGCTGCGCCTTCAGCAGGTGCTGTGCGGGCACTTGATGACCGATGATGGTGAGCTAGTAGAGTTTAAAACAAGACGACTGGACGCCCTGCTAGAGACAGTAGAAGAGATGTCCGGCAAAGTAATTATCTGGTCTCGATTTCGCTACGATATAAAAGCTATTGTAGCTACTTTAGCTAAAACATATGGCGCCGGCTCTGTTGTTTCCTACTTTGGGGACACGACAGACGAAGAACGTCAAAACGCTATAACGTCATTCCAGTTCGGAGATGCGAGGTTCTTTGTCGCCAACCCTCAGACCGCAGGCTATGGTCTGACTCTGACGGCTGCGACTAATGTGATCTATTATGCGAATGACTTTAATCTTGAGACACGGATTCAATCCGAGGATCGGTGTCATCGTATCGGCCAGCATCACAGCGTGACTTATGTTGATTTTGTGTCAAAGGGTACGGTCGATGAGCATATTGTTAAGACTCTTCGGGCGAAGATTGATCTGTCGGCGAAGACACTGGGTGAAGAAGCGAGGAAATGGTTGGAGATATCTCCCCGCCGTTCCGACGATTAGCAGCTTGCTGCGCTGAGTAACGAGAAGCATTAAATTGATGGGGGTAAAGGTGACATTCGTAAGTAAGAAGATCAACATAGAGAAGTCTGACGCCGAGCTTTCGCTGCTTTGCCCCCAGAGTGCGGCTGATCATGGAGCCATCTTCTCGTCGCGCTATGGTCTTTACATCAAAGAGAAGGATCTCGCCTTTCGGGGACAAGGCTATAAGATCAATCGGCCCCTGCTCAAGAACATGCATATAAACGTGGCACCCTTGGGAGAAGAGCCAGTCAGCGGCAATCAATTCTGATCGCTTACCATCCGCGTTTCTTTTATTTGGTCTCATTTGGTACTTGACTCCCCCGCCCTATATGAGATAGTTTGACAACAGTAACAGGTAGAAACCTAGGAGTAAAGTATGGATACGAGTAAATGGAAATCGGTTGCCGTGTCGATCGAAGTATATAAAGTGCTTCGTGATATGGCAGAAAAGAATGACCGAAGCGTGAGCAAACAAGTGGCTCATATGGTCAAACAGGCGGCAGATAATAAAGCCGCTTGACTAAGGTAGTGGCAGTCGTTACTGTCATCCCTCCAAAGCCGAAGGGCTTAAACTTTAACAGAGAAAGGAAGAACGATGAGCGATGTGTTCTCGCTAATGGAAGAGGAAGTCGATGCCGGTAAGTTCGACAACATCAACAAGGATGGCGCATCAAGGTTATCAAACCTGATCCGCCACGCCATACAAGTGGACAAGGATATTGAGAATGCTGAACAGCATTTGAAAGATCTTAAGTTCAAGAAAAAGAAAATCACGACAGAAGATATTCCTGCTCTTATGGAAGAGATGGGGATGGATGGTATTGAAGTCGATGGACATAAAGTAAAAGTCCAGCCCTTCGTGCATGCTCGTATTTCCGATGACAGGAAGGACGAAGCGTTTGCTTTTCTCCGGTCTATTGGAGAGGCGGACATCATCAAGAACGATGTCGTGGTATCCTTCTCCGCAGGTCAAGACAACATGGCAGGTGCTGTGATTGATGACCTACGGAATCAGGGTTTTGATCCAGCACAGAAGACGCACATCCATCCTTCGACACTGAAGTCGTGGGTACGGCAGCGCGTGGAGTCTGGTAAAGATTTAGACTTCGACACGTTCGGAGTTTTCGTTGGCAATGAAGCAAAGATATCTAGGAGATAATCATGGCTGATACAGCATTAGCAGAAGCAAAGACCACTGCGGTGGCAAATATTATGGCAGACTTTGAGGAGCACTCAGGGGCTGGCATGGATCAAATTGGTACAGAAGATATGCAGATTCCATTCCTGCGTGTCCTTCAGCAGATGTCACCACAACTGAACAAGCAAGAGCCTGTGTTCATTAAGGGCGCAACGGCTGGTGACTTGTACAACTCTGTGACAGGTCAGTACTGGGATAGTGAAGAAGGGGTGTACGTTATCCCGTTCGGGTACACCGTAAAGTATCTCGAGTTCTTACCTAAAGACCCGGGTGCCGGCAACAAAGGTGGTATGGTTGGTGAGCTACACGCTAACGACCCTGACATCCAGCGCACGACCCGCAATGGTTCGGTCGAGATCCTGCCATCAGGTAACGAGTTGGTTCGTTCTCATCAGCACCTTGTTGTGGTTGTTGATCCGAAGACAGGCGCAGCGCATACCGCCATCTGTGATTTGAAAAAGACAGGCATCAAAGTATCCAAGCGTTGGAACACGATGATGCGGATGGTTCAATACCAAGGCAAGAACGGGCCTTTCAACCCACCGATGTGGGGTACGGTTTGGAAGCTGACTGGCGCACAAGAGTCTAATGACTACGGTAGCTGGTTCAACATTGGCGTTGAGCGCATTGAGCCAACCGAAGTTCCGGCGGCTGCGATTCAAGAAGCCAAGAAGATGTATGAGTCTTTCAAAAAGGGCGAAGTAAAAACATCGGCAGGTACTTCAGAAGAGATGACTCCTTCTCGGTCTGACGACACTGATGATGTTCCGTTCTAGTTTACGAGTAAAATGAGCGCGACAGGGGGGTGCTCAAAGGGTGGAACTTGCTTCTGCCCACCCCCTGCTTTTACCATAAGGAGTTTGCTATGAGCCTAGCAGAACGGTTCATGGCTGCGTTTGAGGGCTTCAGCGCAGCACATGGACAGACACAGATATCGCCGGAGAGACGCGCTGGAAAGCAGAAGGCGAAGTCTTACATTGTTCGTAAGCCCCTGACACTTGAGCTTATAGAGTCACATCTAAGTGGTTCTTGGGGTGTCGGTTCAATTCCAATTAACGAAGATAACAAGTGCCGCTTTGGTGCGCTTGACATCGATCAGTACCCACTTGACATTGAGGCGCTAGATAGAAAGCTCCGAGGGTCGAGGATCCCGTGCGTAGTTTGTCGATCCAAGTCAGGTGGCGCGCACATATTCTTTTTCTTTAATGAGTGGATTAGTGCGGGAGAGTTCCGTGATAAAGCTTCAGAGATTTCTGCCATACTTGGTTATGGCGGCTGTGAGATTTTCCCAAAGCAAGAACAGGTTCTTGTCGAGCGTGGTGATGTGGGCAACTTTATTAACCTGCCGTACTTTGATGCGGAACAAACGCTCCGCTACGCAGTTAAAGAAGATGGAGACGCCGCAACGATAGAAGAGTTCCTCGGCTTAATAGAGGAGCGGAAGCTTAGTGCGTCCGAGTTTTTGACGTTAGACCTTGGTGGCAAGTCCGATCAGTTCAAGGGTTGGCCTCCGTGTCTTAAGCATCTGCTTGAGTCAGGTATCCCCGAAGGTGGGCGTAACACAACTATGTTTGCTGTTGGCACCGCATGTAAGATGGTGGATCCGGACAATTGGAAAACGCTGCATGAGACAATCAACTCTCAGTATTGCAAGCCGCCGCTAGCGGCGTCGGAGATTGTGACCATACAACAACAGCTAGAAAAGAAGGAATACTTCTACCCGTGTGAGCAGCAGCCACTGGCATCTCACTGCAACAAAAGTCTGTGCAAGAATCAAAAGTATGGCATCGGTCCTGCTCAACAGAGTGTTGATCTTGCCGGCCTGTCCGTCATTATGTCGGAGCCACGGCTTTGGTTTATGGATGTGAATGGGCGCCGGTTGGAGTTAACGACAGAGGAGCTACAAGTTCCACTTAAGTTTCAACGTGCCTGTATGGAGCAGTTAAACTTTATGCCGCAAGCTATGAAGCCAAGTGATTGGCACACTGTGGTAAATGAAATGATGACCAACCTCAATGAGATTGAGGTGCCGCAAGAGCTTACATACAAAGGTCAGTTCACCGAGCACCTTGAGGGGTATTGCACTGGTAATGTGCAGGCACAATCTGCCGAAGAGTTGTTGCTTGGTAAACCGTACACCGATGATAGCAAAGTGTTCTTCCGCCTCGACGGCTTGATGAATTACCTTCGCAACAAAAGGTTCGATGAATACACACGGGCACAGATTCAAGAACGGATTAAAGAGATTAACTCTGGCGAGGAATGCCACGGGACGAAAAGGTTTAAGACTGTTCGTGGGGAATGGAAGACAATCCGTGTGTGGTGGGTGCCAGAGTTAAACACAGAAGTCAACATTCCCGATGTGTATGTTGAGTCGTCTGAGGTGCCGTTCTGATGGAAACAACTATCTTCGGACCCCCGGGCACGGGTAAAACAACGCGGCTGATTAACATTGTTAAGCAGGAGCTAGAGAATGGTACGCCAGCAGAGCATATAGCTTTTGTCTCGTTTAGTCGCAAGGCTGCGGAAGAAGCGCGGACAAGAGCGTCTGCTGCATTGGGTATGGATCCAAAACAGATGGTGTGGTTTCGTACACTGCACTCTATGGCGTTTCAATTTAGTGGAATGAATGTTCACCAAGTTATGAGAGGCAGCGACTACGCTGCGCTCGGCAAGTTAGTCGGGCTAGAGTTCGGCTCAAACTCTAGCCTGACTATGTCTGATGGAACCCTGTTTAATCCGGGGAAAAGTGGCGATGCTTACTTGAGCATGATCCAGATGGCTCGAGTGCAAGGCATTGAACTGTCCGATCAGTTTAATAGAACGGCTGACTACAACCTACATTATCAACAGGCGCGTATCGTGGATAACGCTTTGAAGGCGTACAAGAGCGACACAGATAAGTTTGATTTTGTTGACATGATCGAGAACTTTATAGCCGAGGGCCAAGGGCCTAGGATCGATGTCCTAATTGTGGATGAAGCGCAGGACCTTGTACCTTTGCAGTGGAAGATGGTGCTCAATGTCCTTCGTCCTTTAGCCAAGCGTATCTATTACGCGGGCGACGACGACCAGTGTATCTATGCGTGGATGGGAGTTCATGTCCGCGATTTTTTAAATGCCTCGGAGAACAAGGAGATTCTCCAACAGTCTTACCGGATACCCGCGCAGGTGCATGACATCGCAGGGCGTCTGGTAAACAGGCTGGCAGTAAGGCAAGAAAAAGTTTGGCAACCTGCCACTCATCAGGGGACAGTTGTTTGGCATCATGATATCATGGATGTGGACATCAGAACTGGTGAGTGGTTAATCCTTGCAAGAACAAACTACATTGCAAATCAAATCTCTACACAGCTTAAAGAAAGCGGTTATGTATTCTACCGCGAAGGTTCTGGTTGGTCTGTCTCCCCCAACATCCTAGAAGCAATTGAGGTATGGTTAGAACTATGCAAAGGAAAAGCTTTATCTGCCCAACAGTTGAAGACCTTCGAGAAACAAATCAAACCGAACATTTTGCCCAAGTCTGGACGCTCCGTCCTACGAACACTAGACCCCGAACACGACTACACTCTCGACGATATTATCGAGAAGTGCTCTTGGCCCGTGTCGAATCAGACACCGTGGTACGACATAGTGAGAGTGTCGGAGAAGGAGCAGATATATATTTCATCGGTGCGTCGCGCGGGGGAGAGGATCCTGACGGGCAAGCCGCGTGTGAAGATATCGACGATTCACAAAGCAAAAGGTGGCGAGGCGGATAACGTCCTGCTTCTGCTCGACTCAACCAAAGCTGCGTTAGAAAGTCCGGATCAAGATTCAGAGGTCCGGACTTTTTATGTTGGCATCACCAGAGCCAAGAAGGCTCTTCATCTCGTTGAACCAAGAACAAGAAATGGATTTTACCTATGAAAAAAAGAGAAGACTTTCTTCAGAAGGCGGAAGAGTTAATCAACGGGCCGAGGGCCAAGGAGTACGGGCCAGCTAGGATGAACCACGAGCGCATCGCTGCGATCTGGAATGTATTCTTGGAGCGGAAGCTGGTTCACGCCATCACGCCAGAAGATGTGGTGGCCTGCATGATTGGGTTGAAGTTGGCAAGGCTGGCGGAAGACACGAGCAAGAATGATTCTTGGGTTGATATCATAGGTTACGCAGCGCTGGGCGGGGAGATCGTTAACGATGAAAACTGATTTGTTTGACATGGAAGAAGAGTGGGCGCCGCCATCGTCGTTGCCTGACCTTACAAACTGTGAGCGAATTGCCATTGACTTGGAGACTCGCGACCCAAACCTAATGAAGCTTGGCCCGGGATGGTGCAGGGATGATGGTTATGTCATTGGATTTGCCGTGGCAGCGGGGGACTTTGTGGGGTACTTCCCTATCAGGCACGAGGCTGGGGGCAACATGCCCGAGAAGGTGGTCATTAACTGGTTAAAGAAGCAGCTAGAAACACCACACATCGAGAAGGTCATGCACAATGCCATGTATGATTTAGGATGGTTGCGGTGGGCAGGCATCGAAGTGCAAGGCAAGATCATTGACACGATGATTGCTGCGCCATTGCTGAATGAAAACCGCCGCTACTACAACCTAAACTCATTGGCTGGTGAGTATTTGGGAGAGTGGAAGAACGAGAAGATGCTTCGCTCTGCGGCAGAGATGCACGGCGTTGATCCAAAGTCTGGTATGTGGCAGCTTCACGCTAACTTTGTGGGGCGGTACGCTGAACAGGACGCCGCTGTGACCTTGCGGCTTTGGGATCGGTTGCGGGCTGACATACTTAAGGAAGATGTCACTTCGATTTTTGATTTAGAAACCAGCTTGTTACCGTGCCTTCTTGACATGAAAACAAAAGGTGTGCGGGTAGATGTAGACAAAGCTGAGATGGTCAAGAAAGATTTAAAGCAACGAGAGCAGCGGTTACTTAAAGAAATAAAGGAAGAGACCGGCATCGCTGTTGAGCCGTGGGTTGCTACATCTATAGCAAAGGCGTTTGATGCTCTTGGTCTCAAGTACCATAGGACAGAGGGGACTGATGCGCCCTCCTTTACAAAACAGTTTTTGTCTAATCACGAGCACCCAATAGCGCAGAAGATTGTAAGGCTTCGTGAGTTTAACAAAGCCAACACCACATTTGTGGAAACAATACTTGAGCACTCGCACAAGGGACGCATTCATTGTGATTTTAATCCTCTTCGTTCTGACGATGGGGGCACTGTAACCGGACGCTTTTCTTCAAGCAACCCAAATTTACAGCAGATTCCTGCTCGTGACCCGGAAATCAAAGGCATGATTCGTGGTTTATTTATACCAGATGAGGGCTGCAAGTGGGGAAGTTTTGACTATGCCTCACAAGAGCCGCGCTGGTTGGCGCACTACTGCGCCACTATGAAGGGGCAGAACAGGCACCCCATCATCGATGATGTTGTTGAAATGTACCACGAGGGTAACGCGGACTTTCACCAAATGGTAGCGGACATCGCGGGTATTAGTCGTAAGGAAGCCAAGACAGTGAACCTTGGTATCATGTATGGCATGGGCAAGAAGAAGCTGGCTGGTGTGATGGACATCAATGTCGATGAAGCAACAGAGTTGTTGCAGAAGTATCACGAGAACGTGCCTTTCGTTAAAGGTATTGCTGATGCCACGATGAATCGCGCTGCTAAGAAGGGCAGTATCAGGACATGGCTTGGGCGCAAGTGTCGTTTTGATAAATGGGAACCAAAGAGCTTTGGGTACAACAAAGCTTTGGATCTTGAAGAGGCTGTTGATACCTACGGTGGACGCGGGATGATTCGTCGTGCCTTTACATACAAGGCGCTGAATAGATTAATCCAAGGTTCGAGTGCCGACCAAACTAAAAAAGCTATGGTCGATTGCTACAACGAGGGCCTAGTGCCAACGCTTACGGTGCATGACGAATTGTGTTTTAATATAGAATCTAAAGAGCAGGCCGACAGAATTGTAGAGATTATGAAAACCTGTGTGCCTGAATTGAATGTACCCTTCGAGGTTGACATGGCACTCGTAGACAATTGGGGAGAAGTAGAATGAGACCTTTGTATGAAACGAAAAAAGATTTAGTTGAAGAAAGTAAAATTGCGACAGCTTTGTCGCAATTATGGAACTGTAATCTTTTCAAAATGCCAAAGACATCTTCCGTTGATTTTGTGAGTATAAGAAAAGGTGAAGCTGTCGGCTTTGTCGAAATAAAAAAAAGAACAAATAAAAAAAATAAATATTCTACATACATGATATCTAAGAAAAAAATTGACTCCGCCAAACAACTTAATAGATCAACCGGATTAAATACAATTTTGGTAGTTAAATGGACGGATGAATTGGGCTATGTGTCCTTAAACAAAGACTACCCTGAGAGACAGGGCGGAAGATATGACCGCAATGATCCCGCAGACGTAGAAACTGTTGTGGATATAGACATACTTTTATTTAAAAACATAGGTGGAGTGAAAAATGAACTGCTGGCATTGCGCGACTGAACTTATCTGGGGCGGAGACCACGACTACGAGACAGAGGCTGGTGGCGCCGGTATCGAAACCAATCTTTCCTGTCCTAAGTGTGAGGCACAGGTGTTTGTCTATTTAGATTTAGATGTGGAATATAGAAATGTTTGAAGCAATGTTACTACTTTGTGTGGCGATGGACTCATCCGACTGCAAAGTTATCAAGGACACACGCGGGCCGTATGAAACCATTGGTCAATGCAATGATCGAGCGGCAGAGATGACAGCAAAGATTTTGTCAGCCCCGGAGTTTTTTTCTAGGTATACAGTAAACGGCGCTAGGTGTGATAAAGTTGAGGGAGTTAAAACTAAAACGTCAATTCTCAGCGACCTCGAGGTATAATGGTACGTCCATTGATACTGAGGTCCACGAGAATCGATGTTTTTATTTAATGATTTCAGTCTTTTGCAAGGTCGCGGATTCGCTTGACCAAACGCTTGGCCCGGTTCGGAACCTGATCGTGCCACCTCGAATCGACCATTTCGTCGGCGGCCCGGTGCCAATCCCTATCATCAATCCCAGCTTTCATGCCCTTGAACTTGGACAGACGAGGGTAACCTAGGTTAAAGCACATGTTGGCAATAACCAACTGAGCTTCTTCGGGTAGCTCGTCGAAGTCTGAGTACAACCGACCGCAGTCTTCTATTGTCACAGCGATGTCTAGGTTAAACCGCTTACGGACACGGTCCTCTGACACAGGCGTACCAACAGGCTGACCGTATTCCGGGTCGTGCTCTTTGACAAGCGCTCCTATGCCAAAAGTTGGTAGACCTAAGTGATCCAAATAAATTTCAAACTTGCAGCCTTCATCTTCTGCAAGCTCTTCTCTCAACTGATCTTTGTTCATTTTAGTCCCCGAACGTTAACATGTTTTTCATAGCGTCGAACGGATTAGACCCCATTAAAGCGGCTGGTCTTTTCTGCGTTGTAGGTGCGGGAACCGCCGAAGGGGCTGGAGCGGCTCCCGCTTGCGCCGCCACAGGAGGAGGTGTGGTTGCAGCAACTGGTTCTAAAGAGATTGTTTGTGGCGCTGTTTCCCCAGATGGTTCTAAAGAGATTGTTTGTGGCGCTGTTTCTTGAGTCACGCTTTCTGCCACCAAGGGTCTTTTGTTATACTCCCGAGCGATAGCTAACAGTTCTTTGGCTGGTAACTTAGCTATCTTTCTAGGCTCACCCTTAACTGCTGTCTCTGCATAGACATCACGGAATGTTTTATCACTAAGTGTGACAGGACGAAACTGTCCTTTTAATAAATACCCTAGCTCTTCGGTGCCTAGGTTTGAGTCTCTTTTAAGCGCGGCTATGATCTGAGGTCTCTTTAACCCTGCGGCTTCCGCTGCTTTAATAAAGCCATACATTTGACGTTGTGCTCGAAAAGCATCTTCGTTCGCAGAGCTATAAGCTTGTAACACATCTTCGTTGGTTGAGTCATTTGCTTTTGCCACGCGGCTAAAATTACCAAGAGACTGTGACCGAAGGTCTGTAAACTCATAGCCCTTAAAAGAAAGTGACTTTGCGGCTTCTAGTATTAGCGGTCGGACACCAGTGCTTGCAGCAAAGGCTTCCTCGTGAATATTGTATTGACGACCAGTTCTGGTTGGATCTCCAGTGACGGCGCTTGTTATACGTCCCGGCTCGAACTTCTGCGCCGTCGGCTTGTACAATAACTCGAGACCAGCAGGAGTGAAGCCACCCAGAATATGGCGGAAGCTGTTGCCCATCTTTGTACCAACATCATTCGCGTCGTTCCAGACAGGTGACCCTGTAGCTGTTTGCCCACCGCGTCCAAAGTAGTCTCTGGGTAAAGCGTCTTGAACTCTTTCCGCAATCAAAGACTCACTGGCGAAAGGTTCCATAAAGGAAGCAAATGCACCCCAAGCAGCAGAACTTATCTGTTCTATTTCACTGGCTCCCAGTGAACCTTTCTGCGAGTATATCTCCATAGCACGACGGGCTGGCGTAAGTGCAAAGTCATAGGGCATCATGTAACTTAGATCAGCATGTTGCCACTTCCCATCTTTGGGTTTAGCCAATGACATGACCTGATGACCATCCATAAAGTAAGGCATCAGCGGCTTCATCTTTTGAACGTCTTCTTCCGTCATTCCCGTAGCAGCATAGCTTGCTTTGGCTATGGCAGTCGGAACCACAAATGCGGAACCGATATAGCTAGTCACGCGGTTGGCACCAATAGCTCTGATTTCTCGTTCTAGTTTTCTAGCTTTTTGTTCGCCTATCTTCTGGATCAAATCGTCCGATGCCTTGAAGCCCATCTCCTTCATGCCGCGCTGGACAATGTTGGTAGAGTTACGAATGACTTCTGCGGGAAATGCAACGAAGTTTCCAGCAACAGGTATACGGCGGATAGACTTAATAACTTCCGGAACACGCGAATAGATAGGCATTGTTTCTTTGACAATGTCTGAAGCGAACACATCAAGGAAACCATATCTGCCGGTAAGTTCCGAGGGCCGCGTTGCAAGACCCGATGTCACCAAACCATCAGCGATGTCACCGAGATTCTCTGGATCAAGACCGGCTTTACGGAACGCAGCGCCAAACTTAGCCTTCTCTCCAAGAAAACCTACGGCTTTCCAGTATGTGTCAGTATCGGAGTATATCTTTTGTAGAGGCTTGACCAGCGGAACTTTCTCGATCAGTGAGTTCAGACTCGTAGCTACCTTCTCGGTCTTCATGCCCTGAGTCTCGCGAAGCAAAAGTTTCATTTCATTTACAGCGAGGTTCTCATCTACCAGACCAAGGTCGCCGATCATTGTATAAAATCTGTCTGACTCAGCGTCCGACAAAGCGTTAATCTTTTTAAACACTGCGTTAAAGGCTTCGCCTAACTCAGCGGTGCGAGGAAGGTTGCCATTAGCACCGACCATAAAAGTACCTGACGCAAAGTTTCTAACCTGACTGATGGGGTTGAGAACTGTCTTGCTCATCTGTGATAAGCCCTTGGCTTGCAACGCCACGGCCAATAACTCACCGGTCAGGCTGGATATACGATTAGGTACAGTTAAAGAGTTGTATAGTTCTATGGGAACAAACTCACCAGACAAGTCTCCATAGCTCCCAGAGAAAATAGTGCCACCAGCTTTTTCTCCCTCAATAACTTTTCTTTCACCGAGACGAACATATCCTGCATCGGTAAGTGTTTTATACTGAGGGCTGTCTTTAGCTATGTTTTCTCCAGAAACGACAAGCGGCCTTGCTCCGGCGTTTAAGGACTCGATAAACCCATCATAGGTTTTTCTGTTTTGCTGTCCGAACTCTCTAAAAAATCTACTGGTTGTAGAAAACTTAGAAAGATCCGTGACCGTGCGTAGGTACAATTCTTTTGGATCTCGAACCTCGTTCATAAGCTGGCGAAAGGATGCGCTTTTATTTAAAAATTTACTGCGTTTAGCAAACAAGCCTTCGGAAAGTTTGAAAAGAGGATGACGACCAACGGATTCTGCACCCTTGGTTACTGCGTTATCCATAATTTTCATCGCAGCTTCCGGAGACAAACCCTCATCTAACCCCGACTTAACAAAAAACTTGTTAACCTCAACCTTCGCGTTAGCCACAGCCACATCTTTAGTCAAAGTAGTGTCAGACTTTTGCATCATCGACGCAATCTCATCCACAGCCTTTATGTATTCTGGTTTCTTTTGAATCGCTGCGATAGCCGCAGTGTCTGGAGAAAAGGCACCTTCGTATAATCTGCGAAGATAAGATCCTTTGTTGTGTCTCATCTCTGCAATCGCGGACTCGGCAAGTTCTTTGTTAACTGTTCCAGCGGCAACTGAGTCCTCAAGTTCTTTGATGCCGAGGTCGGTTAACTCGTCAACCTGCTGCCGCATTTTTTTACCGGCGGCAACAACGCTAGCACCGTATGCATCAAGAGCTTTGACATCTCCCTCAAGAAACACCAACAGATCATCGTATGCTCGTTGAACACCCTCCTTGCCCTTACCAAAAAGTTTTTGACCTGACACAACTTTCTTCGCCTCACGGTCAAAGGAAGACATAAGGTCTGCTGCCTTTTGTGCCTCTTGATCACTCACGTTCTCAATAGTGCGAAGGTCTTCAAAGATTTCTTTTTTTGTTTCTCCGGAGGAGGTAAAATACTTTCCAACCCTACCGCCAAAAGCGCCAGAAGCTTTTCTGCCTAAGTAATCAAAGCCGCCACTGACAGCCCGAGCCGTTGCGGGAACACCCGGAACCATACTAATCGCACGAGTTGTTATACCGAGTGCAGGGAAAAGAGCCTCGAACGAAGCCCCAAGTGCTGTGCCTTCAATACCCATACGAAGCTTGTTGCGAAGACGGCGACCAGCTTCATCGCGACCTTGAAGACCAGAATCAACTTCCGTCTCCAGCGCATCGGGCAGCACATCAAACGAATCTGCCAGAGTGTGTGTGCCGTCCGGTGCCACTAGCATCTCGACCGCGCCACCGGTCAAACTTGTGGTAGCTGCTAGCTTCGCTCTTGCTGCATAGGGATTTTTTGCTGTAAGAAGCGCCTTGCCTGTTTTTGATTTTCCAATTGCATCCGCCAGCTTGGCGCGACGGCTAACAGCAGGAAGCACCGAAGCGCCCTTGGCTACTTGAGAGGCTCGACCAACAACGCCGATTACGGGAATAAGAGCGGAACCAAACAGTGTTAACGCTTCGGCGGTTTGTCCAGCGGTTGTTTCTGGAGTAAGCCCGAGGTAATCTTTGGCTGCTTCAAAACCGTTTGTGACAGAACGACTTGTGTCCGTATCAAAAACATAATCAACACCAGCGGCGACAGTCTCGGCGATACCTTGCGGCAAGCCAACAAAGCCCGCGCCAACACCTTGAGCGATGTCGGAGAAGGTGCTTACTTCTTCTTCAACAGGTTCGGTACTGGGTAGAAGAGAAATAGTCTCAGGTGCCGGGGCTAGAGAAATAACTTCAGGTGCCGGGGCTAGAGAAATAACTTCAGGTTCTTTTGCCACAATTTATTGCCCCGTTTTTTGCGTCAGTGTGCTGCCTTGCTTAATAAAGACCTTGCCGTCAATTGTGTGCTCAGATCCATCTGGAGCAGCAGCTATTTTAGCTCTTTCGGTTTCGCTAAGTTTGCCACCTCCGGCTGAATTCGCTGGAGCAGCCTGACCACCAAGACTAGCTTCAAAATCGGCCAGTAATTTCGCTCTTGTTTCTTCCTCATTGATAGTTCCGGCAGCTTTATCGTAAGCAGTCTGATACTGAGCCTCCCAATTAATTGCTTGGTTTCTAGCTCTTGCTTTATCGTCGCTTAATTTCACACCAAAGATATTACCAACGTCTGCTGCTGCTGTTGCTTTTTTGTCAAGGTCAGTAATCGGGTACTTGCTTTTCGATCCTGCTTCTATGAGCTTTTTATAGTAGGTTTCGCCTTGAGTAGTTAATTTAAATTGTCCATCAACTATTTGAGCATTGCCTTCAATCATCATAGCTTGCTTTGCTTCTTCTGGAAGCATTGATATTTGAAGTGCGAAGTTTTTGTACGCCTGATCTGCGGCCTGCGTAGCGTCGGCACGTTTAGCTGTGTTTAGTTGATACGCCAGTTCAGCCTGCATGCGTTGACCAGTAAGCTTATGTGTAGCTTCTCGGTTTTGCGCTGCGAGTAATGCCTGATCAGCACCTTGCACCGCAGCTTGAGCAATTCTTTGCTGCTGATAATTAAAATCATTTTCTGAAGCAGCATCGGCAGCGGACTTAGCTTCTTTTGTTTTAATCAGATCCATAGAGATTGCGCGAAGCTCTTTGCGATCCTCACGCTCTTGCTCATTGAGTGTAGCAATGTCTTTGCCGTAACCCTCAAGACCAATACCTAGACCTTTAGCAATGTTGCTAAGTGCGTTATCACTTTCCCCAGCAGCGATAGCAAGACCTGCTCTCATCAGACCCATCCAAAAAGCGTCCTTACGATTATCGTCGTAGTCTGTTTCATCAATCCCTGAAATCTTTAATGCTTCGTCGCGTACATCTTCAAGGCTAAAGTCTTTTCCTTTGGCTCTCTTCGCACTCATAGTTTCTTCAAATTTGTCTAGGGCTAACTTAACCCTAGACCCAGCATCTATTGTGGCTTCTCTGTTTTCTGTAATCCCAGTAAGGAATTGCTGTTCAATGTTTTTGATGTCAGCTTCAAAAGCTGCGGTAAGATCAGATGTTTTTGTAGTTCCACCGTAGACAGATTGAAGTAATCCTACACCAGTTGTAGCTTTTGGTTTTGTAGCTTTAGCAGTTTTCTCTGCATCTTGTTTAGCAGCGTCTTGTGTTGGAGTGGTTGTAGCAAGCACACCATCTCCAGCAGTGTCTGAGCCATCTGTTCCAACAGTGTCTCTTGAGACCGCAATATCCGCCATTGTTTCGCCCGGACCTTCCGGAACAAAATCACTCGGGTCATCGAATGGATTACTTACATCTACGTTGGGTTCAAAATCTTTAATATCCTCTGCGAAGAACTTGCCCCGCAGCTTCGGCCCCAAAAGAGTGTTGCCGATAAACGAATTAATACCCGCCCGGATTTCTGCCGGAGAAGCATAGGAAGGCTTGCCAGTGCCAGCAGAGACAGGCCCTTTAGGGGCGGTTGCGTCTGTAAATCCTGTCTTAATATCTGCTATACCTCTCTTCAACCCTTCCATAATCTTTGAAGGCGCGTCACTTAGCGCAGCCTGTCTTTCTAAGGCACCTTGAGAAGGACCGTCATAGGACATCATCGGCGGTGCTGCCTTTAGCGCGACAGTATCACCACTACCACGAACACTCATTACAGGAGGACTTGCTAAAGACCCCGCAGTCTGAACTGTCGGCGCGGTAGAAACCTGCGTAGGAGGAGTATTGACTGCTGCTCTATTAATAGCTTGTGCAGCCATTTGAATAGCATTCTGTCCGTCCTGTGTTTTTGCAGCTTCGCCGTAGTTATTAGGATCAGCAAGTTCTTTAAGGGCGTATCTGTCGTTAGATTGTATGGCTCGTTGAACAGCGGCGGTAAATGAGGTTGTGTTTAGCCCACCCTGCGCCATCCGCACAGGTTGCTGGCGTTGCTGAACTGTGTTAGCCAGTTGAGGAGACGAAGCAAGGATACCCATAGGCTGCCGTGACATCCCGGGCTGCTGGAACATTTTACGATACAATGGATTATTCATTAGCTAGGAAACCCCCGACCTTGATTCATCTGACCATACGCACCAAGTCCAGCAATGCCAAGACCCATAAGCTGAGAAGCTGTGCTTGGCGGAGGTGTTGTTGTAACACCTGTTGTCTGAGTCAATGCTGGAACACCTTGGAAGATATCTGACATATAGCCAAGCTGTTGGAACGGAAGGTTTTGCTGCGCCATAAGATTCTGCTGCTGCATGTTCGCTACGCTTTGTGCTTGCTGCTGCGATAGGCCACCTGTTGACAGTAATGTGTTAATATCCTGAACACCCATTTGCTGGCCCATTTGACCCAGACCCGCGATGCCTTGGCCTAGCTGACCTGCCTGCCCGCCAAGTGCGCCTGCGGTGGCACCAAGTTGACCGGTGGCTGCGCCTAGCTGTCCGATTTGCGAGCCGAGTGCGCCCATCTGTCCACCAAGCGCACCATATTGACCCGCCAGTGTCCCGGCTTGACCTGCCTGCTGAAGTTTTTGCTGCGCTGCCTGCTGCGCTGCCTGCTGCGCCTGTGCAAATCCAGCAGAGCGAAGCTGAGATCCAGTCCGTGCCTGCTGTTCCATAACATTTCTGCCAATTTCTGCCTGCGCTACGCCTTGCCGTGCGCCACCAAAAGCCCCTGAACCAACAGCCTGCGCGCCTAAATTCTGTTCTTGAATCTGTCCCTGCCGTGCTATGTCTCTATACTGTTGCTGAACAACATCATCCATGTATGGATCCATGAACGCCTGATAGTCGGATGGGCCGTAAGTTGCCCCGCCGAGCATTTGAGCGGCTACGTTTGCTTGTGATAGCCCCTGCTGAACACCACCCGTACCTTGCTGAACTGTGCTAACACCCGTGCCCACAGTACCAAGACCCTGACCCACCGCGCCAAGACCCTGACCCACCGCGCCAAGACCGGCGCCCATTGCTTGCTGACCTTGTTGCAGGTAAGGTTGATAAGCACCAACACCCTGCATAGCCGCAGTAATTGCGTCCTGCTGCCCTTGACTAAGATCAACAACCGTGCCCGGGGTATAGGGCATTGTAAGACCCTGCCCACCCTCGGACACAGGTTTGAATAAATTTTGAGTAGACTCAAAAATATTTTGTAAATACTCTTCCTGAAACGCAGGGAGCCGAGTGGTAACTTCTTGTGTTTGTGTAGCCATTACGCTGTGGCCTCCAATTCCGCCATCATATCATATAACCGAGCGGCTCCGACATCTCTGTCTCCGCCACCAGCGCCGCGAACTGCTTGCGCTGTTAGTACGAACTCACCGTCGGATAACCGGGCAGGGACAGAATCGGATGTACCAGTTCCCGGTCCATCAACTTCGCCTCTTACTGCTACATCATACCCCATTTCATCGTGCTCGTACATAGCCCCACGGGCTTTAGGATGACCGACCATTGCGCCACCATGTGCATAACCGGGTATACGTTGGTACATATCGTTACTGTAAAGGTTTTGACGTTCTTCAGTCATTGCCTCACGGTATCGTTGTGCATCATCTGGGTCTTTAAGATTTAAGACTTCACCCGTTTCTGGATCGACAACATTGATATCAAACCCAGTAACATCAGCATATGGGCGTTGTGGCCTGCTGGGGTCATCCGGTTGCCCTGCTAAAAGACCTACCGCCGAAGAGCCTAGAGAAGCGGTTAAAAGCGGATTTTCGCTCATAAAATCAAACAAGCCGCCAGACTCAGCACCCCCAGCAATGTTGGCGTTCTCCATTGCCGCTGTATCAGCTACAGAAGCAACCTGACCAGCGCCAGACCCGTAAATTTGGTTTTGCAAAAACCCGGGTTCTACGCCAGCGTTTTGTATGCCCATGCTTTGAGCAGCTTGTGGTGAAATAAACGAGGTAACTCCATAAGCCAGCGCAGCGTTTTTAAGAACGTCATCAATTTTACCGCCGCCGGCAAGAGTACCGATCCCACTGCCCAAAGACGCGCCCATTGGACCACCAAAGTAAAAACCAAGGCCAGCGCCCAGAACCGGGCCTAAATCACCCAGAACTTCTTCAGCGCTGCCGAGTCCTAATGCTTTTCCAAGATCACCAAAAATAGCCATGTTATGTCACAATCTTTACTGTACCAGCATCATTATACAGTGCTCCTGTCTCAAGTCCAGCGGCACTTGTGGGTAGCTGCGTTAACGTAAGGGTTGTCCCCCTCATATCACCCGGGTTGTTTTCCTGTTGAATATATATTTCCAATACCCGAATCAAATCTTCCATATAGTATCTACTAATTTCGTCCGGTGGTGTAGGTAATCTTGGTGGTCCTAGCGCACGAGAAGTCATTAGCGCCTCCCGTCTTGACGAAGATCCATACGAGGTGTGCCAAGCTTCCAGCGGACACCAGACCCATCAGAATCAACACGGAACGCAAAAGACCTACCACGAACGCGGATGTTTAGGTTTTCTGTAAACTGCTCAACAGGAGCCGTTGTTGTTCTCGTTGATGTCTTTGTGTCCGTTTGCAAGTAATTACCTCCGGGGTAGTTCCGTGTTTTAACCGTAAAGTCTACCGCTGGGTTGATTGCTGTTGACCCTTCGAACTTAACGTCAGGTATAAGCCTGCTAAGAAACGTAAACCGCTCACCATCACCAACGTCAATTTGGCTAGACTCGATGTAAGACTGCATCGCAACCCCGTCATCGTCCTGACCAATCTCGTGGTTATATAGGTAATTACCCCCAGCAGCTATGGGGTACTGCCGAATACCACGGTCAAGCCATGCGCTTCTGCTTAATGTGCCATAATACCACAGTTTTTCTAAGTAGTTGTAGATTACATATCTATCATTCTCATCCGAGTTTAATGACGGGTAGAACCAGATCACCTCACCCCACTGTGAGTTAACTCCAGACACAACTTTTTCTGATTGCTCTTTGTTAAAGTCCGTAAACACATGATCTCTAACTGTGCAGGGCAACTGAGTTGTTTGACCGGCATAGACGTAGAAGTTATCAATGCCCATCCAGAATACAAAGTCTTCTGTAGCTACGGCTGCGTTTGGCCCAATAATCGTAATGTTAGAAGCAAGCTGCTGCAAGCCAAAAGTAAATGGCGGCCCAATAAAGCGCAGAGAATGAAGCGACTTGTCTGTCCAAACAAGAACCTCACGTTTGGTTTCTACAGCCTGAACAAACTTAGACCCAGAGCCGAGGCGCAAGTCCCCCGCTGTGTTAGTCGCGGTAGCCGTCCAATCAGTAATAGATTCTTGGTCCGAGAACCGAATAAGAAGGTTGTCTTGGTCTGTACTTCCCTGTGGGTTGCAGCCAAATGCAATTACATGCCGGTCAAGGTCTGACACCAAAACCTGCTTTGCTATAGTGGGTGCATCTAATGCCCCCACTAATGTGGTAATGTTCACGGCCTTTGAAGCTAGGCTGTTTGTTTTGTCCCAGTAATAAATGCCGCCATCACGCGGATTAATAATTAAGTCTTCTCCGAAGTTATCGTGAGACCACAGGCGCAGTTCTGATACTGGCAAAATGCCACCCGCTGCCGCAGTTCCCCATCCTGTAAAGTCTAGTGTGGGATCAGAATTTCCTATGGCAAGAAACACGGTTGATGCGTTAGGGTGACTGGTAGCAGATGTCCCGTTTACACCCCTTGTTAGGCCAGTTAGATCATTTCCAGCTTTTCCAGAATAGGTGATTAACTCTCGGTCAATAAGGATTGTGCCTGTTGATGGGAACGGGCTTGCATTCAACACTGTAAGTGTTGTGTCAACTGCGCTAAATGTACCGCCTTCGTTGATAATTGTCTGGAGGCCACCAAGTGTACGACCACCAAACAAACCAGCGCCCCAGCCGGTGCCGCCAACAGTTGTGTTTAGACCTGTGTTAATTTGATAGCTGCCTACAACACTAGAACCGCCGTTACCTGTATCAGAAGAATTTGCTGGAATAATAACCGTTATCGTGTACGAATTGCTGTCGATAACAGTGTCAATTTGATATTCATCGTTAAGAATAACCGCAGATACAGATCCGCCGAGGCTAACGGATCCACTAAAAGTAACAAAGTCCCCCGCAACTGCGCCATGAGCTACATCTGTTACTGTAACTGTGGTGGAGCCGTTAGTTGCACCAAAAGTTACGTCCCCCGCTGCTGTGGTTTGACGAATAGGTGTAACGTCAAAATACGCACCGCCCTCTTCTATATAGTATTTAACGGTTGTCCCAACACCCATAAAGTCGGAGCCGTCAAGACCAACCCAGTTGTGAAGACGCCGAGCCGTACCCTGAAAGGTATTGGCACTGTATTTTTGCCAGCCGCCAATCTTCTCAGGGAACCCAAGATGGAACCTAATCTTGTCGCCATCC